AATAATGGGCGGTTCAAGCGTTATAGATTACTCGGGTGGCGGTCTTAGCCTTACCGGCGGTATGGAAAGCTATAACTACGTTGGTAATGATGTTATAAGTACTTCTGCTATGGCCAGCGGTGGTATCGGTACAGCCGGGTGGCATTTAGTAGGTGAAAAAGGACCAGAGCTAGTTAATTTCACAAATCCCGGCAGAGTATACACAGCAAGCCAAACCGCAAATGCACTTAGCGGAAATAATGGAAACGGTTTAAAGAACGTCAATGTTAATATCCACAATGAAAGTGGTTCAGATGTACAAGCAGAAACAGCCACAACCACATTTGACGCTAATGGTGCGGTAATAGACATTGTTATTAAAGCTATGGCGAATAACACTAAGGGAATTAATAGCATGGTTAAAAATCTGGCAAGGAGTTGATTTAATTGACTACATCATTAGTTTTCCCAACAATAACAGCACCAGACTACCCATTGAAAGAGAGTAGGGAATCAGTCGTCCTTGCCTCCTCCTACGAGGACGGAAGCGTCCAGCGCAGACGCAATAAAACACGTTTGCGCAAGACGTTTAATCCTAGTTGGGGCGCTATGACAAATAGCGACAAAGAGGTATTAGATACATTTTTTGAAACAACAACGAATGGCGGTGCGCTCACTTTTATGTGGACACACCCTTACACCAATGTACAGTACGAGGTGTATTTTGACACAAGCTCAAACTATGAGCCCGAATTGGAATATACGAATTACTGGAAAGTATCATTAACGCTAAAAGAGGTGTAGAGAATGGCGATAACACTATCTACAATAGCGAAGCAGGAAAAAAACAAATTAAATACAGATTCAGTTTTCTTGGTATGCCTAAAAATAATTCTGAATGATACAGACAAAACAACATTCTACATAGTAAGGAACACAGAGGACATAACTTTCAACGGACAGAAGTATCAGGCTTTTCCATTTAATTTTGGGCAGTTGGAAGAAGATAACACAGGAAGTAATCCTGATGTTTCATTGAATGTTGATAATACATCAAGAGTTCTTGGCTACTACTTAGAAAATGGCGGTGGCGGTGTAAATTCTACTGTTTATATCCAGATAGTAAACAGTAAAAATCTTTTAGCCACAGAGCCGGAAGTAGAACTTATGTTTAAAGTGACTAACACAAAGGTAACTTATCAGTACGTTACCTTTACCTTGTCTAACGGCTATCCCAATATGAGCAAAAGGCCATTTTGGAGATACCTAAAAGACAGTTGCCCATTTCCCTTTAAAGGAGTTGAGTGCGGATATACAGGAAGCGTAACAACTTGTGGGCATTGTTTAAGTGATTGCAGAGCAAGAGGTAATTCAGTTAGGTTCGGAGGTGAACCAGCAATTGATTCAACAGGAGTATATGTATAAAGACCTTATAGGAATACCCTTTATCAATAACGGACGTGACATTAACAAGGGTTTTGATTGTTACGGACTTGTCATGGAAGTGTACAGAAGAAACGGAATTGAATTGCCAGAGTTTTACGCAGATTGTACTGATATTACTTCTATCCATGACATTTATGTTAAAGAAAAGCAAACACCTAAATGGATCATGTTAAACAGAAAAGATATAACAGCACCTTGCCTAGTAGCAATAAGATTTAATTCAACAGTAGTAAACCATACTGGAGTATACATAGGCAACGGAAAATTCATTCATACACGCTTAAAAGTAGGAGTGAACATAGACAGAATAGATTCACCGGCATGGAGAAATCTTATAGAGGGATTTTATAAGTTCGGAGGGTAATAAATGACAACTCTCATTAAAATAAAAAACTTTGCGCAGCCTTACAAAGACAGAGAAGTACAAGAAGTAGAAACATTAGACTTAGAAAAAGTGCGTAAGGACTATGAAAAAGAGAATAATTGCAAAGCTCTTGTGACAATAGATACAAAAGTTGTATCTGATAATTACAAATGGAAGCCTACCGATAAAATGCTTATTATCTCTCCCTTGGTAGCAGGAGGGGGAAATGGCGGAAAAAACATTTTAGGCATTATAGCTATGGTTGCATTAACAGCCGTTGCTATGGGTGTAGGCGGTATGGTTGCGGCACATGGTTTTTGGGGCGCAGCCGTTTCCACATGGAGTACATGGAGTTACGTTCTGGCAGGAACGATTATGATGTTAGGCGGTCAACTTATTTCTAATGCGTTTGCCAGCAAAATGGACGATACGAGCAACGAAACTACTTACTCATGGAGTGGAATACAAACGGCAGAGGGGCAAGGCGGTTATGTTGCCATTACTTACGGAACTATTAGAAGCGGTGGGCAGACACTACAAAAATATTCCCTTACCTTTGACAATAAGCAGTATTTATACTGGCTTATTTGTGCAGGAGAGGGTCCTCTTAACATTTATGATGTAAAGCTAAATGACAATAGTATTTCCTACTATGAAGATATAACGGCAGACATAAGAGAGGGAACAAACACACAAAGCGTTATTCCCAACCTAAACGATACTTATACAAACAAGTCGCTTTCTTACGAAGTGAAACAAGACACATGGAGAACGGAATCCACGCTAGGCAATTCCGTTCAGGGTTTTGTTGTCGATATTCAATTCCCTAGCGGTTTGTATCATACGAGTTATAGGGGTGACGAAGAAAAGACTTGGGTAACTATTCAGATACAGTACAGATTAGCTGGCGGCAATTGGGTTGACTGGAAAACAGAAACGATAAAAGACTGTATTTATAGCGCCTTGTATAAGCAGTACAGAATAGACTACATTGCGGCAGGAAACTACGAAATAAGAATGAGGGTTACGGACAGAGAATATGACGTAGAACACGTAAGGACTTCAAATCGTGTTTATTGGACTGGAATTGAAACAGTAGTTTATGACGACTTCCAGCACCCAAACAAAGCTCTTATAGGTATTAAGGCAAAAGCTACATCACAAATAAGCGGTTCACCGACTTTAAAATTTATGAAGTCAAGACCGAGTGTTTATGTATGGAATCCCTATACAAGCTCTTACGAAACCAAAGCATCAGATAATCCTGCTTGGGCGGCTTATGATATGCTTCATGGTTGCCGTCATTTGCAACACCCAACCACAGGTGTATGGGAATATAACGTACGTGGTGTACCTAAAGAAATGCTCATGTATGACAGATTCTTAGAGTGGGCGAATGATTGCGATTCCAAAAAACTTAAAATCAATATCGAAATTGCCAAAGTCGGTGACGTTATGAGCGTCATTAACGAGAATATCGCCAACATAGGCAGAGGAATGATTGTTAAGTTCGGTACTAAGTTCGGTCCTATCTGGGATCATGCTCAATTACCAGTTCAGATGTTCGGAATGGGCAATATCATAAGCGGAAGTTTTGAGGAAACATTCTTGTCGCTATCTGACAGAGCTGACGCAGTAGAAGTAACTTTCACCAATGCAGAGAAAGAATATGAAAGAGATACTGTTACTGTTTATTCCGACAGTTATGATGACAATGACAGTTTAATGAACACAACTTCCGTAACAATGGACGGAGTGACTAGTAGAGAGCAAGCTTTCAGACAAGCAAAATATCAGTTGTATTGCAACAAGTATTTAAGAATTGGTTGCTCTTTTGAAGCAGACATAGACGCTATTAACTGTATGGTTGGTGATGTTATCTTAGTAAACCATGATGTACCTCAATGGAGTTATAGCGGTCGCATAGAGAGCGTAAACGCAACTAATAGGGAAATAGTCATACCTTGTTTAGAAACACCTACAGAGGGCAATTACGTGCTTCAGTATCGTTCTTTGAATGACACGATAGTTACTCTTAGCATATTAAGCTGGACTAAAAGCGGTGACTACATAAAAGTTGTTGCTGATAGCGATTTTTCAACAGAAAATCCGCCTGAAAAAGATGATATTTTTGCTTTTGGTATTTCTACGATAGTAAGCAAGCCTTTTACTGTTATCAACATTACACAAACACAAGCTTTCAGAAGAAAAATAACAGGACTTGAGTATAACGAGAACGTGTTTAACGAAAACTATGTTATTCCAACACCTAACTACTCAACGGCAAAGAATACCTATCCGCAGAACGTGACTAACCTCAATGGGAAGCAGACGCAGTTTATCAATGCAAGCGGAACGGCAGTAGGGCTGTTATCTATATCTTGGCAACACACAGGATATTATACTGACTTTGACGTTTACTTATCAGAGGACGGAACTAATTGGACTTGGAGATACAACACAAGCTCTTTGCAAGCTAGTTTAGAGGTATCAGCATATACAGATTATTATGTGAAAGTAATAACATCTAACATCATGGCTTCCTCAAGCGGAGTAGTCATTGGTCCTATTGCCGCAGGAACAGACAGTATACCGCCTGACGTAACTGAATTAGACGTAGAAAATCTTTCTAGTGGAACAAGACGTTATCATTGGACTTTTGAATATCCTGTACCTAACGATATTAAAGGCTTTAAAATCAAGCATTTACAAGGCAATAATATAAACTGGGATTTAGGCACAGAGGTAGCAGAGGGAATAATCACATCACAGCCGTATGAAGCTAAGACCTTGCGTGACGGCACTCATACAGTAATGATAAAAGCAGTAGACAACGCAGGAAACGAAAGTGAAAATCTAGCTTATGTGGTTTTGGACTTGGGCGAAACGCTAAAAGAAAACGTATTGCAGGAGTTTGACTTATCTAACAACAGTTGGGAAGCGGTTACAACGAACGGATATGTTAATCCGCATACAGGCTATTTGGAATCGTCAAGCAACAACAATATGTGGACTACTGGAAAAAGCCCAATGTGGGTAAGTGCAAGCTCTCCCATGTGGGGTAGTGCTTCATACAAGTCTTTGACAATTTCAGCAAGCATTAAAACTAATTGCGGTGGAAGATTAGGAGTTGATTTTTACGGAGATAATCTTCTGACACTACAATACAGAGTTTTGCAAATTGGTACGTTTTGGAAAGGGAATGAAGATAGTGCTTTTTGGCAAACACCTGACACTTCTTTTTGGAGTGCTAATTGGGGAATGTGGTTCACGTTTTCAGCAAAGGCAAATGTGGAAGCTGGAACAACAATAGAATTTAAAGGCACATCAGATTCTTCTACGAACAAAACGATAATAAAGAAGCTCATTCCTTATGTAGATGTTCCCGATAGGACAGAGCATTTTGAAGATTTAAGGATACCGGTTGACGGAATGGAACTGGATATTAAAACACCTAATTATTATACGGTGGCAGTAAGAATTGACAGTATAAGCGGAACAAATGAACTACTACAGCCACAGTTAGTAAGCAGACAGCCTTGCTATATCAAGATATTAAATTCTAGCGGAGAGAGCGTAGCCGCAACTTGTGACATAACTTGGCAAGGATATGAAAAGGAGGTAGAGGTATGACAGTAATTAAATTCACAGAAGCAACGAGTGATTATTTTCAAGGCACAAGCAGTAGTAACCCAACTAGCGAAGAAAAGTTTCAAGACTTAATCATCAATAACAACACAGTAAACAAGGCGGTTATAGACACTTCTTTGTGGCAACCGTCAACTAACTATGTGGTTGGAGATACCA